AAGTTTACGACGAACTGGCAGCATCTTTACTTCTGAGTATCCTGCATGTATACCTGTTGGGGAACCAACTGGGGCATCAGGATCAAGAGGATGCACAAACGAACTATTTGTTGCTGCCATCCCGTGATAACCACCCTTAGTCTGCTTGTGTCGCAGAAGCCCAACTTTTCCACCATGACCAAAAGATTCATCATGCATGCGGGCATCGTATGTATCAGAGTCATACGCTGGAAATGTTCCTCTAGCACCCGAAGAATCTTCCATTGTCCAAGATGATGGCTTTGCTTGCTTAGTACCTGCCCACACAACTGCTTGAGATGTTCTTCCTGCTGCCGCCCTTTGCTGAACTCTTCCAACAGGCGTTTGCTCACTGATACTTCCAGTAAGCGTGTAATTAGATGGTGCACTATCTTCAGGCTCGCCTTCGCCTGGACGAAGCATTCTATTCATTGTTTCTTTTGTGTAATTGGTGTGCGTAAGTAAAGGATGTGTTTTTGCTAAACCAATTGCTCCCATATCTGCTGATCCTGGTTGATCAAAGTCAGCAACCCAAGGACCAGCAAGAGTTGTGCGGTGCCACGGAACATCTGACCACATGTTTGATCTAATTGCAGGAATTAATCCTAGTTCTCTAGAAGCCCGTGCACCAGAACGAGTTTGTTGCACAGCCAAAGCCCCAGCAAACTGTGGATTTTCAGCCCAGTACGCAGACCTCGTTTGCTTTGCTAATTCCGCAGCACTGTTTGGGCGAGCCATGTGTCCACCAGTTGCATTACATAGTTTTGTACACTCTGGTGTTCGGCAACCAGCACAAGCGTCAAACGAACCGCTGCTGGTTGCTTGTGCCAAAGACATACCCATTTGATGAGTATGCGATACCAGTAACTCAGAGTGTGATGCGTTCTTAGCAATTTTTCTATTTGCGCTTGTTTTCCTAGGATCCATATCAGAGATCATGGTAAGACCTGCGCCAGACCCCCTAGACTTTTTAAAGTCATTCCAATCTTTTTCAACCTTAAGAGGGTTTTCCATTGCCGATCTGTATTCTGACTCGCTGACGGAGTTAACAATGTCAGTTAATGAAGGAAGTTTCTTTGCCACAAATTACCCCTGATAGTCGTACTGGTCTTTGCGACCTTTGTTAACATGGATTGAACGCCTACGCATATCTACTGCCTTGAGGAGTCGCCCTTCCTCTTCAGGTTGCACAGTGTCTTTTGCCTTGCGGTCAAGTGCAGGTTCTTGACTTGAAAAAGCAGCATCAACAGGGTCACCTTCTTGAGCAGTTGGTGTGTAGGCAAATTGAGATTCTTGTAATGTCTCCATACCGACAAGGTTTTTAGGAACGGCATACCCTGTTGGCTGGAATGTATTTACAGCACCACTACTCTTTAAGTAACTACTGAGGATAAATGGGTGTCGCCGTTCACGGATTGTTGGTGGGGGTGCGGCACGAAAAGATGCTTGGAATTCACCCAGACGACTTGGGAACATATATTGTCCCTGTGCTGACAGTCCATAATTTTGGGCAATGCCTACTGCTAGATCATCGGTTGATGTTAGGGCAGACGAAGTAGAAGTATCACTACCTACATCGCTATCTGATCCGTAATCAACAGAGGCATCACCACTGTCGGACATGATTAGTCGTTAACAACCGTCACGTTAGGGCGGTTCATATGACCACCCGAGTTGTAGGAGTATTCCCACTTAGGCATGTCATCGCCAGCCATTGCACCTTCAACAAACTCTGAAAGTACGGATGGGGCTTCAACCCATGATGCCGAGCCAACATGTGCTCGCTCACGCATGGTGTCTGCTGCATGCTTGTAAAACATTTCAGGGTTGTTATGGTTCATTCGCATTGGCGAAGGAGCGGTGTCCTCGTATGCGCCTTGACCAAAGTCGTTTGGAACGTCAGTGTCAGTTGCTACACCTTCTTCAAAACGCAAAGGTCCTTTATTGCCTGGAATGCTTGGAGCCATCGTGCGCTCAAACATTGATCCGTCCCGCTCTGGGAACATAGGTGATGGTGCTACTGTCATGAGTTACTCCTCATAGATAAGGGTTTCCTTAAAGAATATCACTAATTGAAGAACGGATTCTCACCAACTTGAATAGTAGGCATAGTATCATGAACTGTCATAGCGCAGGCAAGGGCCAAGGAATCTGGGTAGTCATCAAAAGCGCCCTTTTCATTAGGGGCTTCTGCCAACATATAAGGACCCCGATACACCTTTTCAAGATCGTTCATTTGTTGATTAAATCTTTTCCAATTTCTTGTCCTACGGGCCTTGGAGTGACCAGGGATGACTAATTGTTCTCGCTGAATAAGTTCAGTTAAATGAATCCATCTTTCGTTCTGAGCCTTAGAGTCAGAACTCATTGCTATAACTTCCCTGTCGGGCATAAGTATCTTTAGGCGCTCTGCGACTGCTCCACCCACTCCCTGAGAATCCACCCCAATTCTAAAGACATCATAGTTTCTCAGAAAGTCAATAATTTGGAAGTATTGCTGTTCCCATTCTTCGTTGTTTATTTCTAGCCAATTAAGAATACGGTGTTCGTAAAAGCCAAAAGGATCGGCATGATCCCAATCCACCCAAACTACCGTGACAACAGTAGAGTCATTAGATCGGGCAACGTCAATACCAACTACTACAGGTGTTCTCCACCACTGCTTGACCATAGGCATGGATGAGTCATATAACCGCTCCATTCGTTCTTCAGTAACGAACATACCCTTTTCAAGCATCCAACGATTGCAGTAGGACATCTGGAACTCATCAGAGTCCTCACCAATACGAAGTTTTTCTTTAGATATAAACTTTCCGTAGTTAGAGTTATATTTGGAAGCAACACGATGGTCGTACTCAAAGTGGCATTCTCGGATGCCCTTCTTACTTTGAGTTGTCCTTCTCTTGTTGTACTGAATCATCTTGTAGAAATAAGACTTAGTTCTGGAAGCAGTTCCAGTAAGCATGATGCTTCCGTTGTTAAACGCCAACATAGGTTTGATTGACTTGGTAATCATAAACTCATCGGCTTCTTGAGCCTCGTCAATAAGTACGAAGTGATAGGTCTTAGATTCAATCTTTGCCTTTGGGTTACAAGTTTGCATTCGGCAAAGTGAGCCAGAGCGCTTCATCGTAATGATCTTTCCCTTACCACGAGTACCACCAGATGCTGCTTTGTCATCAATCTCTGGATCAAGTAAGAAACTCATTGCGTGGTCACTGGTTAGGCGATTAACAATACGCCCAAAGACCGTATCTGCCTGATCTTCGGTAGGCGCAAATACTCCAACCCAAAATCCCTTATCAAACTTAGACAACCATGTTGGGTAGACCTTGGCAAGTTTAGGAAGGATAACCATTTGCGCTGCAAGCACGTTAGACAGCACTTCTGATTTACCACTTTGACGAGTTGCGATAAGCGTAATTTCCTCACCGTCACCAAGAACTATAGATTCAATGATTCGGTAGGCAATAGGTATTTGATACGGAAAGAACTCAACATCACAAAATTGTTCAGTAAATAACACTAACTTGGTAACTAACTGGTCTACAAATTCAGCAGAGGTTTCATCAAGTTCTTCGCCTATATCCTCGGGTAGTAACTCAGATTCTTCTTCAGTTAGTGTTTCAGCCATACTTAATAGGCTACACCATCTCCAAAATCAAACTGTAGTTGATCTGGATTGGGCAACTTTGGCTGATATATAGCCTTCATTTCCGCTAGTTCGTCAGCAAGGTTTTCCACCTGTAGGATAAAATCGTACATGTCCTCAGTGTTTGCTACTAGTTGATAATCTATTCTTTTTATTAGTCCGTTATGTGGAAACGCATTAATCCTATTGGCTATGTTTCTAGCGAGGACAATTGTCTTATCCATCTTTAGTTCTTCAGGCATTCTCATTTTGTAATCCTGCTTTCCAGTTCGGTCCAAATTATCTGTAATGCCTCCACACAATCACGTACTTCACTGGATGGAGAACTCTTATATCGCCAACCATCAAAGGTTGATCCAAGAGACATGATGGTGGTATCCATCCATGTGTAGAGCGATGGTGTATCTAGGCGAGATGCTCGCTGTTGCGCTTTACTTAGGGGCAGATCTTTAAGACTTTTTGGATTCTTTTTAAAAAAACCTATCTCCATATTGATATCTCCGCTGTAGTTGTGTCTAGTATTCGCCCCTCAACTGCCATGAGGATACCATCCATTTCGTTACCCACCTCATGCTTTGTACAAAAACCAAATTGAAATATGAATTTGCCAAACTTGATTTGTGGACCTCTTCCTGTTCTCCAATATCCACCAAGTTCTTTAGTCCAACCGATACACATGCGTGGTGTATGGGTTGTAGCCGTATCCCTAACTATCCAGTAGATACGACCAAATCCGTGAACAATGTTTAAACGCATGCTTGCAGTCTAGTCAGACTTTAAGAACCCCAGTCAAACGGAAGTTGCATATTATCTTTATCTTGTTTTTCAATTTTGGGAAATGTGGGGTCTGTTGCCTGCTGTTGGCTAAATGCTCCGTGCTGAAACTTTGCACCAAGCGGAGTTGCTGCTGGTTGTGAGAAGTGTTTAGCGTCCCCTTTAACGTACCCCCCACTCATTCCTCCAGTATTGAAAGTCTTACCTTTGGAGAGTGCTTCATAAAAACCTATGGCTTGGTACACAGGGACATTATTAAATACATACTGTGTTGGGTTTTTCCTGCCCGCTTTTCCACGAAAGTCCATATAGATGTCACCAGTAAGCGTGTCTGGATTAAAGAAGTACTGGACAAATGTAAAGCGGGTACTATCTTGTCCGTTAGTGTTTTCGCCCAACATTGAGTCGGTAGCGTTATCTGTTCCCCCAGATGTAGCAGTCCAAGGATCAAAGTTTTCTTCTTTATTAAAGAGTGCTTCTTTTGTTTTATCGTCAGCATAGACAAAAGCCTGTAATGAGTCTTGAATGCGAGTTCTTCCTGCGCTACCTAGTCCTCGTGCTTTTGCCATGCCCTAATTATAGATTACTTCCCTAAGAAGTAGTTTATTACCTTTGTGCCCGTACAGCCCTTGCAATTCCTTCTTCAAGGGATATCTTTGGGGTGTAGAAAGAAAGCATTTTTGTAGGGTCGCAAACGCGATATTGGACACCTTCTGGTGCTCCAATTATTCTTTCAAACTCAGGAGAGTAACCGCATTCAGTTGTTACTAAAGTTGCCAAGTCATTAAATGAGGTAACTCGCCCAAGCCCTAAATTTACTGGACCTTGTATGTCTTGTTGTACGGCTTCTAGTGTTGCCGCAACAACGTCTTCCATGTGTATAAAATCTCTTACTTGATTTCCTGAACCCCAAATTTTAAATGGATTTGCTTTTTCAACACCACGTTTAATAAATGACGGGAAAGGGTAGTCAAGCGACTGGTCCTGCCCATACCCAGAAAACGGACGGAATACATGGACTCTCAGCCCTTCATTTTCTGCATAACTTGCAAGCATCTCTCCAGTTAGTTTTGCCCAACCGTATGTGTAGTCAGGAGATTGAATGTTGTTTAAATCAATATCCGACTCAGTTAGGTGGTGCGTAGAGCCATAATCTTGTAATTTTATTGGATAAGCAGCCGAAGAAGAATAATAAATAATCTTTCCTGGTTTTGTTCTTAACGCCCACTGAAACAATTCAGAATCAATTGCGAGGTCTACTGCGACAGACAATGGCTCACCCTCTATGGTTGCTCGTCCTCCAACAATTGCCGCTAAGTGAACAACAAGGTCAAAGTGTGTTTCATCTGTTGCAAAAAACTTACGAGCATCTATTCCGTTTTTTATGTCTACACCTGTGATGTCATGACCATCAAGCGCTTTGTGGAAATATCCCCCAACAAACCCTGCATTGCCAGTAATAAGAATTTTCATTTACATCCCCACATTCCATATATGTATGGTTCGTCAAATACTGTCGTGTCCAGCATAACAAAAACATCTGGAGTCCAACCAGCATTCTTCAGAAGCATCTCAACATCTTGCTTACCCCAAGCCCAGTAGTGCTCATCGTTCGTGTCATACCAAGCATCAATTGGGGTTGAAAGGATTAGTGTTTGTGATTTACTTCTTATTAGTTTTAGGACTGAACTTGGGTCTTCAACATGCTCAATGCTTTCTGAACAAATATACAAGTCTACGTTTTCAATATTTTTTAAATTAACTTCAAGCGGACCAGAGTATTCATATCCTTCTGCATAATCGCCAAGTATGGTCTTCTCAACATCCAATGCTTTGGCAATTGCACCATTACCACAACTCAGGTCAGCAACTGATTTTGCTTCTGCTTGATAGGCCATATCCTTAGCAAGTTGTATTGTCATGTTTACACGAATGCCATGCCCTCGCCCATAGATTACATGGTCGTGTGGTGTAGCGTATATTTCTGCTAATTCTTCAGCAGTGTAAAACTCCCGTAACTTCTTTATCACCTATGGACCGTCATGTCATGACCACGGGTTTCAATTGCGCCGACTGCTACAGGGTAATGTACTGCTTCACAATCTTCCCGTACATACGTTGGAATGTGTAGGTAGTTAAGAGCATCGTGGTGGAAACACGGGTCATCTGACATGTTTGCATCAAAATCCCATCGCCAGCGAATACCAGAAAACACAGACCTTGCTATAAAGATTGCAGCGGCGGAAGCCATTGCATTCATTACTGGGTATGGGTATGCCTCAACATACGGACCACGTAAGCCGTATGTTGAAATGTACGGAGCGCACAATGGGTGATCCATTTCAAGCATCCTTGGAAGAATGTCATCAGGTGGCATACAATCGGCAGCCATAAACAAAAGGTGTGTGCACCTTGGGTCTGACATTGCAAAATCGTTGACGAGACTCTGTCCCGCAGTGATATGTCGTACACGATTTTTGGTGGTAACTTCAGTCCTCTTGTCATCTAGTGAGTACGTCCAGTATGTTCCACCAATGGCTTCAAGGCGTTCAACAAACGGTTTAAAAGGTTCTAAACCACGAGCGTCTACTTGGATCGCTGCAAAGTATGTAACATCAGTCCAATTTCCAAACTGTTGGTATTTTTCTTTTACCTGTTCTGCATTTTTCATCCAAGAACCCCAATGGTCCTCATTGTCCATTACAAATGCTGCAAGTGTTGTTCCTACGACTATCATAACTCCAGTATCCTTTCCATAACATTGTTCCAATCTGATCCACGAACTTTTATAGAAAACGTATCTCTTACAATTTCATAGTTCAACATTGCTTCATCTTTCCTCATCTGTGGACTAATGAGTTCTCCAATATGGTATTCCCATTCTTCCGCAGTTCTTGCAATCCTACCCACACCCTTACTTGCGAGGTACTCATACTCTGGTGAGGGTGACGATATAAAAGGAACACCCGATCCTGCGTACTCTAAACCTTTAATAAAGGATTTTGCATTATTAAACGGGATAGAACTTAAGGGAACTATACCGATATCAATTGGTACAAATATTTTGGGGTAATCAAGGATTGGAACTAACGGCATGATTGTACATATGTCTTTTGCAACTCCTAGTTGCTCATATGCAAATGGGGCATTAGGGGTATGTCCTGAATGATGAAATTTAAGATTATGTTTCTTAAATATGTTTTTCATAAATGGGCGCAGTTCCTCTAGATCACCAGATCTCCAAGGAGTTGCTCCAACCCACCCGACTACTGGTTTATGTTTGGAATTATCTGTTCGCTTTTTCCAGCGTTCCATATCTAACCCATTACGAACTAGGAATACATTTTTACGTTTTGCTGCATAATAATCGTGTAGGAATGGGGTAGAAGTGATGACAGCGTCTGCTTCCATAATCATCTGGAAGTAATGATCTCGGTTATTCTCTTCATTTCTTCTAGGGTCAGTAGCATCAAAAGCACGATTACTGGGGTCAAGCCCTTCAAAAAAGTCATCAATATCAACAACTATTTTCTGCCCTTTAGCCTGTGCTTCTCGTACATGCTGAGTAATGCTCTTACGCATTACCAATTTAAATACAAGAATATCCCAACCATGTATGGATTGATCTTCATTTAATAATTGCCCGTACCCGTACTCGTCGCTCCAGCAGGGGAATCCCATCCCCACCTTCCAGCCAAACTTCTCTAATTCACGCATGGGCAATAAGCATCGGTACCATGCACAGCCATTTGGTTGTAAAGGTTTTGTTCCAGTTGCCCAGTCGTATGTTAAGAAACTAATCGTTTTTGTAGCCATTTTAACTTTCTACTCGTTGTCGTCATCCTTACCAATCAACCCACCGAAGTGTAGCGCAAGACCAACGATGGTAATCCACACACCCATAGTTCTTGTTTCACCAGACAAGGTAATCAAGACTAAGCCAGTACCAGCCAAAGTCCAAGTCAACGCATGAAATTCATTCCATAGTTTTTTCACAAACGCTCCTTAAAGCCTTAGTTAGTATTTATGCTGCTGGGATACCAAAAGGTAGTTTTCGCTTGTCTGAGAGGCTCCTAGAGGCCTCTGAGAGGACTATCGGATACTCCTACGTGATACGACTGGTGCGGGCAATATAAATGATACCGTAGTTACGGCGATGATAACTCTGCGTCCACTGACAGGTATCACCGATCCAATAGCGGTATAGGTGTCAAAAACACCCTCGTAGATATTTAATTCCTTTTCAAAAGATTTCTTAACGGCTTTAGGGGCATCCTGCACAGCATTAACAATGGCAAGACCATCCTCTGGGGTTACAGCCGAAGCCACGATTGCATCAAAGACCTCAGTTGCTTGCTCTCCTGAAACGCTTTCCAGAACTTTAGCGCTCATTGCCAGTTCGGTGGCTTGCCCTTCACTGACTCCACCTTCTTGGGAAATGACCAAATCCACTACTTGAGCAACCTGATCGGTTGTAATGGTGGCGTTTTCAAGAACATTTACCACTTCAGCAAACTTGTTGTCGGAAAGTTCTGGTGTCAATATTGCTTCAAAAGTTTGTGTCAAAACCTCATCAGACACCTTTTCGTCAAAGATGGCGTTAATAACCGTGCCGAACTCTTTGTCATCAAGAGGACTTTCAAGAATCTGGGTGGCAAGGGCAACTGTTTCTGCGTCAGACAAGTCACTGTCAAAAGCAGCCGTAAAGACCGCTTCTAGTTCTGCTGCTGAAAGGTCAGAGTCCAAAAGGTTACCTACGATTGCGCTCATTTCTTCTACGCTTGCTTCTGCACTAAAGACGGTATCCATTACAATTGTAAGTTCTTCCCCTGAAAGATTAGAACTCAGCAAAGAAACTAAGATTTCAGACACTTGCTCGGTATCAGATGTATCGGCAAGTACGGCATCCATTACAGCAGTAAATTGTTCTGTAGAAAGGTTTGCGTTCAAAATGGTATCAAGTGCAGCCGTTATCTCTTCTGTTGAAGCATCAGGGGTAAAAGCGTTATCAAGAATGTCAATTAATACCGCATCCGATATAACCTCACTGACAGACGGTAGCGTTTGATCTGGACAAACAGTAGCGTTTGACCCGTTACACAAGTCTTCCGAAGTCGGAATAGTAGTGTAATCAGGTAGCGTGGTCGGTAGTGTTTGGTCTGTGTCAACGGTAGTGTCTGGGTATGTTTCATCTGGTATTGAGTCTGTTGTCTCAGTTGGTATCTCTTCGGGGATTAGTATTGGTGTTTCTTCAGGAATCAACTCTGGGATGGTTACTTCTGGCATGGTTGTGGATGTCGTCCCCGTTGGTACTTCTATTATTGGAGAAATATAGACGGGAACAGTAGATGTCGGAATTTCTGGTGTTGTTGACGTGGTCGTTGTTGATTGGGGCAATGTTGTTTGGGGTACGAAAGAAGTAGTTGTAGATATTGGAATATCTATTGTGGTCGTAACCGATACTGTAGTATCGGGAGAAATAGTAGTCGTGGTTGTTGTGGTAGTTGGAACAGTTGTTGTAGTCGTAGTACTTGTTGTTGTTGTTGTAGTGGTGGTTGTGGAAGTGGTAGAAGTGGTAGAAGTGGTAGTTGTAGAAGTGGTAGTTGTAGAAGTGGAACTGGTAGAAGTGGAAGTGGTAGAAGTAGTCGTCGTTGCTTCAACAAAGCCATTCCAAAGCGACAAATTACTGATTGTTAAATGACCAGGTTGACAGCAAGTATCTATTGAATATTGTCGGAATGTAAAGATGTCACCCACTTGAACGGGTATTGATTTAGTTCCTGTTGCA